GAAGATTATTGGTCAAATTATGTGTATCAAGATATTTTGCATTGGAGAGATTTTAATCAAAAGAAAACAAATGAAGAACATATTGAATTAATTAATATTTATGATCCTAGTCCCACTCAATTAAATATGTCAGATAATGACCAAAAAGGTCGTCAGTTTAAATCACGTTTTATGTTTATAGATTCAAATACGTTATATATTCGTCGATCAGCGATGATTGATGACGCGAGCAAATTAGATAGAAGAAGAGATTTCCTTTTTGAAGCTTTTACAGAATTTAGATCAACACCTGACAAGCCAACACCTGGAAGCGCAGAAGAAGCAATTAATAATTTATACTTAGTTAGTAGACCTAGGGTAAAACAGAATGATGGTGCTCCTCAATTTAATACTGAGTATTTTACGATAGATGGTAGATCAATTAGAATAGGAAATAATGGAGTAGAGGTACCAACACAGCGGTTTGATGTAATTATCGATAGATTGTACGAACATGAAGTTGCAAATAATACTGCTTATTTAGCCAAATGTAAGAGAATTTTTGACGCAGAAAAAGAACGACAATTAATGGAAGAACAAACAGTCTTCCCAGCAATATCACAGAATGAAGCAGAGTCAAAGAAAGTTATTTTATTAATAGGAGCCCCAGGTACCGGTAAGACTACATTAGCCCGTAAATTCAATCCACAACGTGAAGATGGAGATTTTAAGTATGATGAGTTTACTATCCAAAACACTAGTGAAAGTATTAGACAATATATTTTAAGATCATATGATTTAGGTGATAAGGATGTTATTTTAACGGCTAACATAACTGATTTTGAAGCTTGGTTAGATACTTTAACTTTAGACCAAAAAGATGCGATAATGAGAAGGTGTATTAAAATAGATGTTGAGTTTGCAATAAAGAAGTCAGGTTGGTTAAAAGGATATCTTACTAATCCTATTTATTATACAAAAGAAGAAGTTGAGGATGAAAATAATAAATCATTATATTCACGTATGGTAGCATTTAAAGTTAATGGAATTAATATTAAAGTAACTGGAGCTTCTAAATTAATTGAAGATAATTTAAAGAAAGATATTAAAAATGTTATATCATATAATTGTACTCCTCGTATAAAGATTAATAGGGATTTAGCCAAGAATTTAGTAGAGTTTGATATGTATTG